CGTTGGTTGAACCTGTACAACCATGGGACATTTCAAAGCAACGGTTCTGGATGGGCTCTCAAGCTCACCCGGCATCAGCTCCGACAATTGTTAGACACACATCCCGGCATACGGGACTTTTGTGTGCTTCCGAAAAATGCCGGCGGGATTCGAGGAACCATCCCCTCCGGGATAATTGCGGCCTTTCACTATATCGGATCATCGATTGATGTAGATCTTGCCGAGACCTACTTTCACGGCCTAATGACCGGTGAGAATATCGGAAAAAGTTCTTGGAGTTGGCAAGTTCGCGAAAGGCTATTTGCAGCCTTTCGGTCGACTGCGCAGAGACTGCATACCTCGGCTAAGGCTGAGATCGTGGTGCGCGGCTGGAACGCGGCGAGAAGTGGCCGTAAGCCCGGGATTGTAAAAATACTCAATGAGTTCGTGGCGATGAAGTAGCACCCCACAATAGGGGTTGACATTCCCGGGGGCCCGTGCCTATGAATTAGGCATGGCCACATTTCTTCAACGGCTTGGCAATCAGCACAAGGCCGAAGAGGACTATCGGAAAGCCCTCCAGGCTCGCCACGCTTTGGAGGATGCCTGGGCTTCCGCCGATCCTTATCAGCACGTTGGCCCGCTTGCTGCCGGCCTGGGGGCAGCGGCAAACGACCTCTACGCCTACTCTGCGGGCTCGACGCACACCGCACGGCCGGGCAGCCGGCAACATGGCGACCTGCCCCCGTTCTATCGCACGGAGTCCCAGCAGACCGAGATTATCGACGCAGCCCGGATCGTCGAGGCGTACTGCCCCACCGCAGTCAATGTGCTTGACGTTCTTACGCAGTTCGCCATCTTTACCGGGTTCACCTATACGGTCACGGAGCGAAAGAAGCCCGGGGACCGGCCAGAGATACCGGCGGCGCCCGATCCGTTGGACCCGGACGCAGCGCCCGTACAGCGCCCGCCGGAGAACCCGCTAGTGGCGGAGGTGCAGGCGGCGCTCGACAAGTGGCTTCTGGACGTGGACTGGCAGTCTTGGGAGTCTGAGATATTCCGCCGGACCCGGCGCGACGGGGAGGCTTTCCTTGAATTCGTCGACGATGAATTTTCGGACCTGGGCGTTCGGCTGAAATCGATCGAGCCGGAGCAAGTGAAGGAGCCGACGGAGAAAACGGCCACCCACGCCAGTGATCAGCACAGCTGGAAGTACGGGATTCTCACCGAAAAAGACGACACCGCGACACCAATCGCTTATTGGGTCACATCTCAATACGCTGACAAACGCGGGCGGCAGGGCGAAGAGGTCGACGCCGATGACGTGTTCCACCTCAAGACGGAGTGGGTCGACCGGCAGGCGAAGCGGGGCGTTTCGGATTTCTTCAGCGTGATCAACGATTTGCCCGGGGTGAAGAAACTCCTGCGCAACCTCCGGGAAGGGGCCACTGTACAGGCGGCCATTGCGTGGATCAGGGAGCATCCCGAGGGCTCGATGCCATCCGCACTGGGTTCCACGCCGATCACGAATCGCCACGGGGACAGTACGGTTGCGGCACGATACGATGGTGCCACGATCCTTTCGGTGCCTCAGGGCATGACGTACACTGCCGGGCCGATGGGTCAATCAGATAAGTCATCGGCGCTGATCGAAAGCCTCCAAGCCGCGTTGCGGAACATCGGCAGCCGCTGGCAGATGCCGGAGGGCCTGATCTCAGGCGACTCATCCAACAACAACCTTGCCTCCTCACTCGTTGCAGAAGGGCCGTTTGTACGTGCCCTGGAAGCCCGGCAGTGGCACTACCGCAAGGCGTACACGCAGCTGCTACAGCGCGTGCTAGATCGTGCGGCATCGGCGGGCCGCTTCGGTGGCGCGCGTGACTCGCTGTGGGACACGCTGGAGTTGAGCGTCGAGTGCAAGCCGGTGGTTGCCCGGAACCAGAAGGAAGAGACCGAGCGCAACGAGATTCTGTCACAGGCCGGCATTCTCAGCAACGCCACCTGGAGCGCACGCGAGGATCTTGACCGCGACGAAGAGCGCCAAAACATGGCCGAAGATCCCACCAAAACGCAGGCGCAAATTATGGGCATGGAACCCGGCGACGATGACGACGCGGCCGACGAATCCAAATCAAACTCAGAGGGAGTTTCGGTATGAATCAACGAACCAACGTCCTCGAATACAGCCGGCCCGTGGTCCGAGAACCCGGCACGATCGAAGGCGTGAAGGTGATCGGGACCAAATCACGCAACGGCTACGGCTATCCGGTGGAGGTCTTACGCAAGGCCAAGCCACTCTATGAGGGCGCGGCGGTGTTCGTTTTGCACCCCTCAGGCCGTGAGAAGAAATCCAACTCCCGCAAGTTGCGAGATCATTTCGGCAGCCTGCACAACGTCCGAGAACGCGGCGATGCGGACTCGTTCGGCGTGTTCGCCGATCTGACCATCAAACCATCCCACCCACTCGCAAAGGACGTTCTTGAGCATCTGGCGGATGCGCACTTCGGTCTGTCACACAACGCGGTTGTGGTCATGTCGGACGACGGTTCTGAGGTCACGGAAATCCTGGAAATCAACAGCGTGGATCTGGTTGACGATCCCGCCACAACGCAAAACCTGTTTGAAAGCGAGGAGCATGAAATGTCAACGGAGTTTCAAGAGAAACTACTGAAGCGGCTCGACACGCTCGAAAAGAAGATCGACGCGAAAGAGGCGCAGGCGGTAGTGACCGAGGAGGTCACGACGCCACCGAAAAGAACACGGCTTCAAGCCCTGGAAGAGGACAAGGGAGCAAAGGGCGACGATGATGCGCCGGCCATCGGAAACACTCACGAAGATTTCATCGGGGCCCTGAAGGGCTTCTCGGTGACAAACTGAAAGGAGCGTAAGCCATGCGATTACTGCCAATCAATTTCGAGCGGGAGCAAGGCTTTGAGGTCTTTACTCAATTCGATCACGATGAATACGTTACTGCTACGCCCCAGCTGGACGGCTGGATTCCGACCTTTGCCGCGGGCGATATGGAAACTGTGGAGCAAATCAGCCCGGCCGTGTCCGGCGTGCTGACGCAGCCGAACTCGCAAATCACTATTACGGGAACTGCTGTCGCCGACCAGTTCCATTCCTTCCTTCGGACGCACGAAGAGTTTATCTTTTCGATAGACCGACCAATTCGTTTTGCGGCTCTTTTCCCCCGGGGTTACGCCGACGAAAATCTCGACGAATTGAACATTTTCGTCGGCTGCATGGAGGACATGGACACCGCCACCGAGTTGCAAGATGACGGGGCGGGCCCCCGGGCAGATTCGGATATGTTTGGGTTTTTCAAAGTCGCGCAGGCGACCGGCGACTACGCAGGCGAGGTTTGGTGTTGCGTATCCGGCTTCGGTGCCAACCAGCAAATTACCGAGCTGGTCGCAACGAATCCCGACAACTTGTCGAATGCTGATCAGAAGGTATACGACGCCGATGTATACCGCAATCGAAGCAAGTTGGTTGCTGAGTGGGTGCCGCTGAATGTCGTTCCCGGTGTTGGTGCCGTGGCACCGACGCTATTCGACGCCGAAGTTAGGTTTTGGATCAATGGCGTGTTGTGTGCCAAGCACGAAATGCGTGGCGTGAATCAGATCACGGCACTGGCAGCCGAACCGATGAACTTCGGCTACGTTTCGCGCACCGGGCTAAACCAAATCATCGTGAACCACATAGAGTACTTGCGTTGCAAGCAGCTCCGATTTGGCGAGTAAGAAAGGAAAGACACATGAGTTTTTTAGTTAAGGCGAAAGACCTGCAAAAGTTGGTGAAGGAAAAGGGCCTCCCCTGGACCTTGCACCACTTGCAGGAGTCGTATGACAAGAAGGAAATCACGCCGGCCGACTTCAGCCTACGCGACCTCGTGACGCACACCGTTGACAGCGGTGGCGAGATGATCGACGACTGGGCGCGGCAACGGCGCAAAGGGGGTCACATCGTGGAAGCCGCGCACGCGGTCGACACGTCCGCCATGTCGCACATTACCGGGCAGTTGTTTTTCAACGCAATCAAGGAGGGGATGGTTCTTGATCAGATGATCGGCGATCAGTTGTGTTCGACGTTCGGGTCAAACATCCAGGGCACGGAATTGGTGCCGGGCATCGGTGGCGTCGAAGACGAATTCGATACCAACGTGGTTCAAGGCGAGGACTACCCGCTCCTGGGCCTCACCGAGGAATACGTGCAGATTCCGGCGGCGGAAAAGAAGGGCGGGATTCTCGCGATCACCCGGGAAGCGGTCATTGCCGATCGCACGGGCGTGTTGATCGAACGGGCCCGGGGCGTTGGTGAAGCCCTTGGCATCCGGCGCGAGAAGTCGATTATCGACGTGGTGATCGGCGCGGTGAACCCCTACGTGTACAAAGGTGAGGCCAGACTCACCTACGGCGACGGTGCCACGGCAGGGCAGGCGTTGGGGTTCCTCAATGAGGCAACAGCGGCGCTCGTGAATTACACGGACATCATGGAAGTGGCGGAACTGTTCTACGCCATGCGGAACCCAACCACGAACGAGCCACTCGGACACGACCCCGATACGGTAATCTGCTGTAAGAACCTCTCCTGGACGGCGGCGGCAGTGTTCCATGATACCGATCTTGATCTTGTCGACCGCGCGGCGGCGGCTGGTCAGATCGGTTCGCACGGCAAAAACCGAATCCCGAGTTCCTATCAGTGCAAAATCCTCTCCAACGAGTGGGTCACGCAAGCGATCCTCAATGCGAACGGTGGGGCCGGCGGGATCACTGCGGCGGACCGAGATGCGGCGAACGCGTATTGGTTCATCGGCAAACCGACCAAGGCGTTTTGCTGGAAGGAAATCTGGCCGTTGACAGTTGAAGAGGCGCCCAACAACAGTGAGGCGCAGTTCAACCGAGACATTTGGATGCAATTCAAAGGCTCGTACAAAGGCGTTGCCGGCGTACGCGAGCCACGTTTGATGATCCGCAGTGACGGCACTGCATAACCACTTTACCGGGAGGAAATGAGATGGAGTGGGCTGTTATAATTCCGCTGGTCATCGAGGCAATCATGGCTTGCCTCGAGAACCGCGACCGGACCGAGATTATTGAGGGCCTGGCGAATCCCGGGCCACGCGAGACACTCGCCTTGTGGCGCGTGCTTCGCTCACAGGGCTTCCGGGGCCGCAAGCTCTATGCCGCGCTGCGTGAGGGCTTGCAGGCGATGCAGTCCGCCACACGTTCCGAGTTGACCAGCCTTGTCGACGCAGCTGAGGAAGCGAGGGCCGCGCAATGAAACCTCTATTCTGCCTGATTTGCCTGGCACTGTGTTTGCCGGCATCGGCGGAGGTAACGATCGTCGGCCCCGATCGGTTGGCGGTGCGGGAGGCCGCACTGCTGAATGTCGAGGGGATCACGGCGCAACAGTTTGCATCGTGCACCCTGGCGGTGTTCCCCGCTGAGAATCAGCCCCAGATCGTGGCGCTGCAAACGCTCGACAACCGGCCCGTGCTGTTTGTCACCGGCGGCACGCCCGGGCGCTTCGCATTGATTCTTGACGTGAATGTTCCGAAGCAGTACGCCTTGGTCATTCACGAACTCGAAATCGGCTTTCCCCCGGACCCTCCGATTCCCCCGGTTCCGACTCCCACGCCGGAGCCGGGGGAGGGTCTAACGGTCGTGATCGTCGAGGAGTCGAGCCTGACGACACCGGCGCAGGAAGCGGTGCTGACCGGCCCGTGGCGGGCGTGGTGTCGAGAGAACGGCTATCGTGTGAGACGGATCGAAAAGGACAGCACGGCGGTGGACGCCCAGCCATTCATCAAAAACGCATCCGACCTGCCCTACGTCTTTTTCGTTTCCGACTCCGGTGATCGGTATGAATCGTGCCCGCTGCCATCGGCGGCGGACATGCTCACCCGATGCAAGAAGTGGGGTGCCAAGAAATGAGCGTTCGCTGGACAGGTTGCTTGCCGAGAGAATCCAAGCCCGGGGACGGCACGTTTCGCGTTGTGCCCGATGACTGGTTGATTCCGGAGAAGGATTGGAAGACGTACCACGCAAACAACCTGATCCCTTACGTCTGGCACGTGATCAACCAGGGGCGGCAGAATTCCTGTTGTGCCTGCGCCGGGGCGGGGATCGTGATGTTGGCCCGGGAGCGACAAGGGCTCGATAGAGTCCTCTTGTCTCAAGCCGTGCCCTATCATTTCGGCAACGGTGGTCGCGACGGCGGGATGGCGATTGACACCTGCCTGCGCGAGCTGCTGAAGCATGGCACCTGCCCGGCAGACGTGGTCGATCCTTACGACTGGCGGCGGAGTCACTGGCCCAGCGAGTGGGAGGAAATCGGCGAACTCTACAAGCCATTTGAATGGATGGATTGTCCGACGTACGAGCACGCCGGCTCGATGCTCGCACACGGCCACCCGGTCATCTACGGCGCAATGGGGCACGCGGTCGTGCGAGTAGCAAACGGCATGTTTACGGATACACCCGATCTCAATTCCTGGCCGGATTGGCAAGAAAAAGGCCTCGGTCGCTGGGCGACCGAACGAGAATTCAGACGCGGGATCGAAGGCGGATACGGGGCCTGGGCGCTGCGGTACGCTGTCGACCCGCCAAACGACGGAGACCTCTTGTGGAAGACGACGCACAAAAAGCCGGAGCCACTTGGATCGGCACGTTGATTCAACAGCAACTCATTCCACTGCTGACCGAGCTGCGGAAGACCGATCACGTGGAAGTGCAGCTGCCCCCGATCTTCGGATGGGAGCCGGTGATTGAGATTCGGCTGATCAAGAAGGATGACGCATGACCGTCCTAACCGACCTGCAAGACACGGCGGAACTGATTTCGGCGGAGCTGAAGGCCACCTACGCCTCTCCGCAACCAAGCTACACGGTAGACGGCCAATCGTTCTCACATACCGAATACCGGGCGCAGTTGATCCGGGACCTGAAAGAAATCCAAATCCAAATCGTCAACCTGAGTGGCGGTGAGATTGCAACACAAGGGCTGGGCTGATGGAAACGATACCGGAAGTGATCGGATTTGGCGGGCTTTGCGTGTTCCTCGTCGGCGCGCAATTCTGGACGATCAAACGCCTATTCAGCCTGATGAAAGACCGCTTAGAACGGATCGAACGTAAAATCGACAATTTACCCTGTCAGAAAGAAGTGTGCCATGCAAACCATCCAACGGCTTAAGCCGATCGTCTGGAGTGACAGCGACGGTGATCTGGTCATGAGCCTCAATGGCCTGGCGTCCACCGCCCTGCGGATCGGGGCACGACACGATCTAGGCGCAGGTCACACGCCGTTGGATTTCGCCTGGCGTGCGGTCGTCCAATTCGAGGCCGCGCCCGTGCCCGGGGAGGCGATCCAAATCTATGGTTGCTCCTCCGACGGAACCTACGAGGACGGCGGGGTGGGCGCCATCGATGCGGCGGTCACTTTGGCGGAGCTGGCCAACTTAACCCAAATCGGTGCCTTGACAGTGACCACCAATACCGCCGATCACGACATGATTGCCTCAGGCGTGGTCCGAATCGTCAGCCGGTATTGGAGCCCGGTGCTTTACAATGCCACCGTGACACAGATGGCAGCGCACGCCAATGTGTCCCGATTCATTTTGACGCCCCTGGTTCGAGGTCCGCGCGGATGAGCGAGCAGCGATATCGTCCGAGCTACGGCCAAGGTTTCGCGCCACGCGACGGCGCGCCGTTACACCCGGGTCTGTGGCGAGGTCTTAAACTGTTCCTGGACGGGTCACTTGGGCCGCATGACGTTTTCGCGCAACGGGTGTGGCGCAATCAATCGGCCCAGGGCAGCAGCCTCGACGGCACGCTCACCGGGGCAACGTGGATGCGCGGGGCGAACGGGCCGGGGGTGTTGTTCGATGCGGGCAATGAAATCGTGGAAACGCCCGCCCTGCCGTGGGACGTCTCGCAGGCAACGCCGTACACGGTCGTCTGCCGCGCGAGCGTGTTGGGAGCCTTCGCGACGGGCGTCGGCACCTTGCTCAACAACGGCGGGACCGCGCTCAACGCCCCGATGTGGCTCGCTATCGAGGCAGCGGGCCCCAACATCTGGCTGTGGAAAAAACATCGGGCCACGTTGCCGGCAGCGTGGAACGACGGAGCAATTCACCAATTCGCTGGCGTGCATCCCGCCAACGCCGCCCTGGGCGCTGGGCAGATGTATTTCGACGGGCGCGCCCTGGCCACCGACGCGGTAGGCGGCGGCGGCGACTGGTCGAGCGCCGACACCACGCTTGGGATCGGATGCACGCAGGATTTGGGCCACGAATGGAATGGCGAGATAGAGATGGTGGGCGTTTGGAACCGCGTTCTCTCCGCGGATGAAATCGCCCTGCTGTGGCACGATATTTACGCTCTCACTCGATTGGATGATTGACGATGGCCATTGACCTCACAACAGATCACACGATGTTTGACGGCCTGGAGAACGTCACGCTCGACGGCGGGGCCGTTGCCGATTGTCTGCAATCGTTCGACGCGGTTGTCGAGGCCGCGCCCTCTGAGGGTGGCTACGTTGCCCGTGAGTGCACTTGGCGACTCCCCTCTGTGCCGGTCATCGCGCCCATCGTCGGGTCGGTGATCGTCGATGCTGGCGGGGTGTCTTGGGTGGCGCAGACGGTCAAGCACCCGCGACTCGGAACCGGCTGGGTTGTCGGCTGTCGCGAGTTGGACATTGCTGCCGGGCTCACCGATCTGATTGCACTCTGGCCTGCGGTCGTGGCGCTGGACGAAGGCGGCGGGCGGATCGTTACTCACCCGGCGGCGGATTTGGTGTTTATCGACGTGCCGGCGAAGATTCAGGAGCAACCGAACACAGAGGGCATCGAGGCCGGCCGGCATCAATGGACACGGAGGTTTCACATTTTCTGTGAGGTGGAGTTGACCGGGCTCAAAATTGGCGACCTGATCAAAGACGACGCCGGCAATCAGTACACGATCAAATCGTGGCGGAACAGGGAGCGAATCGACGAACTGTCGGTAATCGTGGCGGAGTATTGAGAATGAGCCGCAACATTCACAACATCCTGAAATCGTTCCGCGACCGCATCTCGGCATCCGACGTGCTGAATGCCGCCCTGGCCGGCGGGTTGCATCACGGGTTCCGCACCGACACCGACGCCTCACGGCCGTTCGGGCAAATGGAAGTCAAAGAAGTCTCCCGGATCGGCAACTCCGGTTACACGGCGCTGGTCACCTACACGGCGGAACTGAGGGTGTTCGGTGGGCAGGCACCCGGCGACATCGCCGACATCCAACAGGCATTTTCCGACGCGTTCGACCGCTCGCAAGACCTGCCCTCTGTCGAGGATCCTATCATCATGATGTGGCCTGTCGAGCCGTGCGGGATCACCGAGGCCGACGCACAACAATTCGGTGCCGACATTTTGGTCGGTACTCAAACTTGGCAAGTACTCATTCAGGAGAGTTGAAATGACAGTAACAGCTACAGCCGGGCGCAGCATGGCCATCGGTAATGAGCCGAGCCTATCCGGCAACGAGACGATCACCGCCAATTTCGGCACGTCGATCAATATCCCTGTGGCCGTCGGGGCCGACGATGCGGTCACGGCCCTGGCCGTCGCCAAGGCGGATTTGGAGGGGCTTCTGCTGGAAGCCGATCAAGATCTGATCATCAAAGTGTTGGGGGGGAACCCCTGGGACATTGCCACGATAGCAACGCTGGGCGATACGGCAACGGCGAACGGCGGCACGATCACGGTCATAGGCGACCTGACCGAGTGGCTGTATATCGGTGATAACGTGTGGCTCGAGGGCTGCTCCGCACCGGCAAACGACGGCCGCTACGTGGTGAGAAGTACCGCAGTGGCCGCCGGAGTGACCACGGTGGAGCTAGTCAAGTGCGGTCAACTGGCGGCAGCCGACCCATTCACGATTGACAATGTGGCCGTGCACGAAGTGTTCGCGGCACTACAGCCGGCGGCGGCGGGCACGATGACGAAATTCCTGCCGAGGAATGCGGGGCAAGCCCTGCTGGGCGCGGCGGCGGCTTTTGAATTCAACGTCGTGGCGGCTCCTGGGGAAATCGAGGTTGCCGGCGATTGGTCGTTTCTCCAAGCCGATGACAAAATCCTTATCGAGGCGGCCACAACCGGAGGCAACGCAGGGATCTACACGGTCGTGTCAGCGACCTACGCAGCCCCCGACACCACGATCGTTGTCGAAGAGGCGCTGGCCGCGCAAGAGGCGGCGGCGGGCGACACGACGATTCAATGGATTCGGACGGAGCTACTGATCCGCCTGACAGCCGACGTGCCGTTCCTCTGGACCGAGGAAGGGTCGATCCTAAATCCCGTGCTGGAAGACGTGACGCAACTGCTCGTAACCAACGCCTCCGGCGTGGCAGCGGACCTCGAAGGCCGGCTGCTCAGAACAGTGTAAGGAGGCCACCATGCCACGCACGCCACGCACACCCGCCCTCATTGCCGGCATGGGCGGACTGATTATGCCCTATCGCCACGCCAGTCTTTCGGAGGTCATCGGGAATCAGAAAATGGATCACGGGCCGTACCTCGATATCGCCAGCTACCGGGTGCGGCATCAAATGCTTCTTGCCCCGGTGACACAATCGGGCAGCAACGGTGCGGTGCAACGACACCTGGTCGGACAAGATTGGTGGTTCGAGGCCGAGCTACCCTGGAATGCCCGGCTTGTTGCGAGTCGATCAAAAGAGGCGGTAGGGTTTCTCGAGGAGCTACTGATTGGGCACCAGGACGTGGGATACCGGGTATCGTGCCTGTTCACCCTGGGCGATGCGCTCAGCTATAACGAATCCGGGGCCGGCGGCGCGGACTATCAGGCCGGCCTATTCGCGCCTGAAGCACTCCTGGAGGTAGTCGATACCACGGTGCGGTCGGACGCCGGCGCTTCACCCGATGCCGTGATCCGAACCTTTGTTCGGGGGCAGGGAACATCGCTGCTTCAGGGCGTGCGCGGAAACGACGTGCACTTCAACGTGCTGCAATGACACCACTCAGCGAGCAAGATAGATCCCTGTTTCTGCGGATGGCTTCCCGCGTGATCCGCAATGCTGAAATCCTTTGCGTCGATCTTCTTGGGAGAATGGGCGGCATGGTTGTCGAAGTCACCGACGGCAACGCCGATGAGGTGTGGGCCACGCTCCAGCCGCTGCTTGGTGACCGGCCGGCGGAACGCCACTTGTCGCCATCGGAAGCGCTGGCGTTGCTCCGACAACAGACCGCAGAAGAGGAGTCCGATTGATGCCCCTTCCCATCGCATCCATGATTATGCACCTTGCCGTTGCCGAGTTGACCGGCAAAGGGGAAAAGGATATTGAGCCGCTCAACCCCGGGGACCTGGCCGAGGTCATGGCGCAGACGGAAGCCGAGCGGGGTTCGGGTGAGTCGACGCCGATGCGGCCGTTGGTTTCGAGAACATTGGAGGCGCTCAAAGCGGAAGACGACCGGGAACCCGGGGTAATGCCGATGCCGGCCAAAAGCACGACGGATCCGATCCAAAGCACGATGCCCCCGATCCAAGAGGTCAATCCGGTTGACGAAATGGTCGCGGCGCAACGCGAATTCCTCGCCGAACTCGTTCAATGGCGGAGGAAAGGCATTCCGGAAGCGAACAAGATCACCACCAACCCGATCGGATCACGACGATAATGCCCATCGAGAAATACCCTGACCTGACTGGCCCGGTGGAGACGGCTCCCGTGTCCGCGCGATCGCTCGATCCGCTGCGCGAGGTCCAAGTTGTCGATCGAACCGACCATTTGTCGATGCACGGGGTGGAGGTCAAGAGGCAATTCAGTGTCATGCCCTACAAGGCGTGGCTGCCATTTGTGGCTGCGATGGAAGGCTACGTAGGTTCCGAGGCAGGCAAACGCAAGCGATTCTTTCCGAACATCGACCCGTTCACCGGCTGCGCGTGGACGGACTGTATTGTGACGCCTCTTGATTCGGATGGAGTAATGGCAAGCCGGAATCTGAATTGGATAGCACGCCGGGCAATGCAAAAAGGCAGCGACCGAGACACCCTGCACGCGCTGACTAACACGCCTTTCGGCGAGCAATTCTCCTGCCCTGCACTGGTTACCGGAGTATACCGGCCCCTGATCAGTCTATCAAAGGAAGACGGGGTAGTCGATCATGTTTTCGATTGGCTGGAAGGCGAGCCAACATTCCTGCCCGGGTCGTTCACGTTGCCACGGCCCGATGGCCTGCGGTGGAGTGCGGGCCGATTCGCTAACGGGCAGTGGGAAACGCTCAACGATGCGGTCACGGCCCCGGTGACCATATCGACGATAGAAGTCACGATCCGCCGCTCACTCCTGCCGGTGCTGTACGGCGACCTTTGGAACTACCACGTAGGCAAAGTGAATTCTCAGGACTGGACGCCGGCCAAGACGAAACTGCCGAGGTTTCCCGCTGAGACCCTGCGGTTTGATTCTTGGAAACCGACCCTGAAACACGCCCTGCGCGGCAACTACTTCGACGTGGAATTCAAGTTCACCTGGATCAACCAAATCGCCAAAAACGTGCAGGCCCGCGATGGTAGTTTCCCCGGTGGGTCCGACTGGATCACCTGGAATCACGTCCTGATGCGGCCCCGCAAGAGCGTGCCAGTCCCGGTGGCCGGGGCAGCGGTATGGGTGCCAATCCCCGCGTGGATCAAAGAGGATCTGGGGTGGTATCGCCCGGTCATCACCGAGGCCCCGCTACGGGATCTGCCGGTCGGTGGCGCGATAGCGCAGCAAATCGCCAACCGGATCTTCGGCGCACCGCCACCCGCTGGGTTCCTCTATAACACCGTCGACAATTTTGACCAGTTGTTCATCTTGCAGCCGGTTGGACAGAAATGAAGAAGCCCCTACACGGCGAAGAGATCACGCCGGAAAAGTTCTCGCCGCTGGTCGACTACTGCCACGGGGCGAAGCCTCATTCATCTACCCTGCTGACTATCCAGGGGCAGGGCACGGGCCTCGACTACCTCCCGCCTCCCGGCCCGGTCTGGGGCGTGATCACCGGCAAGAAGGAACTGCCCCCGGGGTCCGATCCTCCCGAGCGAGTGGAATACGAGTGGGTGGAGGTGATCCCCGGGGAACGGAACACCGAAGACGAGAAGGTAGAGTCGGAGGTGTGGCAAGAGCCGGTGTGGGGGCAACGATCAGTGTGGAGTGAGGAGTCTGCTTTCCTCGACAACGCGGCGATCGAAGCCAACGACAATCGCGGCGTGAGGGTGGGGACCGTTGTGCGACTGTACCCGCGCGACCCGTTCACCAAAGTGATCGGCGGGGAGTACCGAACCGTTTGGACCTGGGGGTTCACCTATGAAGAGTTGCTACAACCGTTTTTCGTCACTGAGGATCACATTCCCGCTCGCACCGGCGAAACGGCAGAGGAAACGGAGTCGATCAGCGGCTACCTACTCAACGACCCCGAGCGGACCGAATTGCAATTCTTCGGTCCGGAGAGCACCCGACGCGAGCTGGAGGAAGAGGCCGACGAAACGCCCCCGATCTACGACGGCATCTGCCGCAAGGCGAGCGACGATTACCCGGCCACGCGCGGGTGGGCGAGGTGGATAGCTCGAGCGCACAAAGACACCTCGGGCGAGAACCGCTGGATCGGTCACTGGCAGATCGTGACGCTGAATGCGTCTACGCTCACCGATGCCATCGTGTACGACGATGACATCGAGCCGGGGGACACCGGCACGGCGCAGGTGTTGTGGTGCAACACCGACCGGCCGGTGAGCGAATTTGAGTTGATCAATTCCTACCTGGAGGTTCAGCTCACGAACAACCAGGAGCTGAAGCTGCTGGAGGATCAGCGCCTGACCATCTATTTCGACCGGCACGACTACCGCTGGTATCCGATGCTCGAAAACCGGAGCCACTACGCCAAGGTACAGCCGGGCTACACAAACGATTCAGGCGACACCTCCCGGGCGGTCTCGGTGAAGTCATGCGACTACCTCGGCAACAACGTCACCGGGGCGGCTTTCAATGCGTACACCGAGCTACGCGACGAGAAGGACACGGCCCTCTTCACCGATGACGTGGTGAGAATCGAGATTCAGCCGGACGGAGTGTACCTGATCACGTCCTACCACTTCGACGATCCCATCGGCACCGTCAAATGGGAAGGGGTCAACGTCGCCAATATTCGCCGCGGCTGGGAACTGTGCGACGGGGCGGCCACGGCCCCGGACCTGTCGGCCAAATTCATTATGTGCATCGATGAACCACCTGGCGGGGCCGCCGATGAAAACGCCATCGGCAACACGGGCGGGAACAAGGCGCACGGCGGCGGCGTGAACGATCACAACGACCACACGTCCGCCCAGGTGGCCACCGCGATGGGCGACCACGCCGATGCCGACGTGGCCAATTGCATCGCCACCCACGCCGATCACGTCCACGACAACAACCACGTTGACGAGGCTGGGGCCGATTGGTACGACTACTATTCCGACACACAGTACAAAGCCCACAGCGACCACACACACGCGGCTCACGCGCCTAGCGGCGTGGACCTGGCCCACTCCGGCGTAGGCGGCGGCGCTGACCTCTCCCACTCCGCGACCGACAACAGGCCGGCCTACTACGTGATGGCCGCGATAATGAGGGTGAGTTGATGCAAACCATCCCGCGCCTCCCCCGCGCCCTCCGCCGTCAACGCCGACTCGCCCCGCTGGACCCGGCAGAGGCACGGCGGCGGATGATTCGCCGATATCACGGGGTGAGGCCGACGCGGGGGCTGGTCGGTCAACGCCTCCAGATCATCCTCTCGATGCCGGTGTCGTCGTCCTGGGTCAAGTCGATTCACCTTGTTAGGATCGGCGGGAGCGAAAGTGTGATGCTGATTTTTAATGACGGGGCCCGCTGTCATTATCCCGGCACCACTGTCGAGGATTTCGAATTGATCCGCCGTGCATCGAGCAAGGGCAAGGCGGTTTGGCGGCATTTCTATCGGAAACCGTATGTGCTACGATAATGATACAGCATCCGCAAGCCCGTATCTTTTGCAGAGGAGACGGGCTTGATTCTACGGGTGCATGAGCAACGAGGGGCCGCGTTTTCCCTCGAAAGTAGGCGCGGCCCCTCTCTTCTCCAGACGCCCGCTAGCGGCCTGTAGCTCCGACCCTATCAAAACCCACATCTGCCCTCGAAACGCCCAGGATCGACGCACAGGGCCTCCGATTTGGCGATTGTCGCCAGTTTGCTGGCGCCCCTACCACTCCGGGGGTATTGACAGGGTTGTCAAGTCCCCCCCCTCCGCATTGTCAACCCCAAATGGAAAGATTTCTGTTGACAGGTTTTCCGAAACCTGATATTCTCTGGGAAAGCACACTGAGGATTCAATCATGAAATTCACTTCGCCCCTCTGCCAGCCCCGATCTGACCACCGGGATTCTCCCGGCCTCAGTGTGCCCCGGGGCGGCGGGGGCTTTGGAGATCTATCATGACAACTGCAACTGCATACGTCGAAGTACGGCGCCAACACTCAGTCGGGAGCGGCAACGGCTTCGGCGGACCTGACACCTATTTTTGCGTCCAGGTCGTGCCGGAGGGAGTTGAGCGGCTCAAGGTCTTGAATCACGATCACGCCAGGCGGCGCGGGATCGAACTGATCCACTGCGGTCAGGGCTACTCGCGCAATCAAGGGCCGCGTTCGAGCTACGGGAAGGCCAGAGCCGAAGCAAACAGGATCGCCGACGAAATCAATTCCCGGACAACCTAAGTGGAGGAAATCGTGATCAGTATAAGTGCCACCGCATTGGAATTTACCACCCGCCTCAACTCTTGCGCCCCGCTGGTCCACCTGGTTTTCCGGGCCGGGGAGGGAGGCGCGCAGGTATTTACCCTCACGATTGACGCAGAGGACGCGATAATCGTTCACGAACAATTAGGCGCTGTCGTGGCTGAGTTGGAAGCACGCGATCAGGCCGCCGAGGCTGACCCTGAAACCACGACCGATCCGAACCTTCAGAGGAGAACCGACTAATGAACTCAAAAATCCTGGCAGAGCACGCGGCGTGGCTGCAGGACCCCGAGACCGGGAGCCGCGCCGATCTGCGCGATGCCGATCTTCGCCGCGCCGATCTGCGCGATGCCAACCTACGCCGCGCCGATCTGCGCGGTGCCCGTCTGATCTGTGCCGATCTTCGCCGCGCCGATCTGAGCGGTGCCGATCTTCGCCGCGCCGATCTGCGCGGTGCCCGTCTGATCTGTGCCGATCTAACCGGTGCCAACCTGTGCGATGCCGATCTTAACGGTGCCGATCTTAACGGTGCCAACCTGAGCGGTGCCGATCTTCGCGGTGCCGATCTGAGCGAGGCCAATCTGTGTGATTGCAATCTTAACGGTGCGCGGGTCATTTATCGCAAGCAAGCTGTTATCGTGCGTTTTGAGATTGAGCCCGCTAGCTAAGGGAGTGGCAAAGCTTCGCAGGGAGAGGGAAAAACAAAGCGAGGGGCGGGCTTTTTTGGGGAGGAAATCGCAGTGAAACGTGAGTGTTATCGCCACCCAAAACTATACAATCTGGCCGCGCTGCTCGGTTGCAGCCGGCCAGAAGCTATAGGAATTCTGTCCCTTCTTTGGGACTACTGTGGCGAATTTGCGCCACGGGGCGACATTGGCAAGTTCCCCGATCCGACGATCGCTCGAGCGTGCGAGTGGTCCCCGGATCGGCCCACGGAATTCGTGCTCGCCCTAGTAGATGCGGGGTTTTTAGACACCCACCCAGAGTACCGGCTGATAGTTCACGACTGGCCTTGCCATTGTGAGAAATACGTGCGGGCCCGGCTGAATCGAGCGGGGTTAGATTTCCTGGATTGCTACCCCCACCGAGAAGGGCTTTCGGTGTACGCCGTTTCAGCGTACCAACAGCGTACCGACGAAACGGTACGGCGTACCGCATATCCAATCCAATCCAATCCAATCCAATCCAACGGATTGATCGATTCGAATCGAATCGATCGAATCGATCGACTGAGGGAAATTGACTGGGAGGAAGTACGAAGTTCCGCGCAGCGAATCCAACGGAAACTCCGGCTGCAACTGACGGAGAAGAATCGAGGATTGATCTTGAAAGCCTGCGCGCTCGAATTGTACGGCCCCATGCCTGAGGCGTGGCTCTCCTCCGCCGTCGGGGCGGTTGACGCCAAGGTGGGGTGTCGATCGAAACCAGCCTACCTGACCACCTGCTTGAAACGGGGGGCTGAGGAGTTGGGCCAAAACTTCGCCGCGTTGATGGCGGCGGTAGAAGTGCCGGCCCAACTTCTTAAACCACCCAAACCCAAAAAGGAAGGCAAACTAAGTGAACCCAAACGATGAATACCACGCAGACACGGCCCGCGTGTCGCACTCGACGCTTGAGGTCTACCGCAGATCGCCGGCCGAGTACCACGGGCGATTCGTGACCGGCACGATCCCCCGGCCGCCTTCGACGCCCGATCAGGTGTTCGGCTCGTTGGTGCACTGTCTGCTGCTTGAGCCGGAGGAGTTGGCGGAGCGATACGAAATCGCCGCCCTCGACCACCGGCGTGGCAACCAATGGAAAGAGGCCAAAGCGGAATCCGACAAGGCCGGCAAGGAACTGCTCTTGCCTTCGCAGTACAGAGCGGCCGCGCTCACAGCCGACGCGGTGACGGCCCACCCCGAGGCGGCAAAACTACTGGGAGCCGGGGGCGTGGTAGAACAGCCGATCTACTGGCATGATGAAACCGGGCTCGCCTGCAAGTGCAAACCCGACTTGCTGATCAGACTGCCGGAGCACGTTATTTGCGTCGACCTCAAAACCGCAGTCGATCCGAGCCCGGGGGGATTCTCCGGTCTGATCGACGGTGAGACTCGACGGGCGGGAGCGATTTGGCAGTGGGGCTACCATCGGCAGGCGGCGTGGTACCTCGATGGCATCGCTGCCGAACTCGGCGCGAAGACGATCCCGGCAGAGTGGATCTTCATCGTCGTGGGCAAGGCCCCGCCGCACGATGTATACGTGTACAGATTGGACGCGGCCTACATCGAGATTGGCCGGGGGCAAAACACTCACGACATTTGCAATCTCGCCCGGTCGATCGAAACCGACGATTGGAGCGCACCGGGGCAGAATGAACTTCTAACCATCGAACCGCCCAAATGGGCAAGGGAGCAAGCATGAACCAACAACAAACGCAGCCGGCCACAGCCGGACAGACCACCACCGACAACGGCCTGATCGACCAGACAATCCAGGCCACGCCGCGCGAAACGATCGTGGGGAGGGCGGCGGCTTTCCTGGGGACCGAGCCGAGCAAGGTTTTCAACCTGCTTCGCGGCGCGTGGCCGACAGGCAAGGGGGAGCCACCCCTGAGCAACGAGGAGCTAACGAGCGGGCTGGCGCTCGTTGCCCGTTACGAGCTAGACCCACTGGCACGCGAGGTTTACGTCACGCGCCACAAGGGGAAGCTCATGACGGTCATCGGCGTCGATGGTTGGGTGAGAGTGCTCGACCGCACGCCGCACTACGATGGATTCGACGTGGAATTCGCGTGGAAGGATGAGGCGGAGACTGAGGTGAAGTGGATCGAAACCACGATCTACTCCAAGACCCGGGAGCATCCGACGAAGTATCGGGCGTTTGCTGCCGAGTACAGCAGGCTATCGGGATTCGTCGCCAAGTCGATCCCTATCCACATGCTGAGAATCTTCAGCCTCCGTCACGCCGTCCGGCTATTCACGCCGATTTCCGGGGCGACCAGCGAAGACGAAGCACGATGGATGATCAACAATCAGCCGGCGGGAACACCCGACAAGCCCTCGGTGGATGATTTACTGAATCAGCGCGACATCCCAACCGAAGCCGAAAAGGCGGCGGAAAAGGCGGCGGAACTGCCTAACGAAAGACCCGACGTGCCGTTCGGAGCCGGCGGGGGCCGGACGAAAGAAAAACCTCTGTACGATCCGGCGGCAATGGACGCGGCGGCGGAGGAGTACTGCCAGGCGTTCGAGGGAGCGAAGGATTTGCTGGCGGTCGAAAAACTGTTCGCCCGGATGATGGAGGATGATTTCATCCAACAATCACCCGACGCGGCGGCTCGGTGCCACAAAGCCGCGCACATTGCAAGGGGGAGATTCGATGGCTGATAGCGACGACAAACTAATTACCGATCGACTCGACCGACTCGACGAAAAAGCGGAGTTGCTGATTGAGGTGACAAAGCAGACGTTAAGCTGGCTGGTGTTGATACTGCCAACGCTCGGACTATTAGGAGAATTTCTAAATGCCCAAAAAGAAGCAGACGCCCGCGCAACAACGCATGGCACACGCCCGGTCAAAGATCAAGAAACCGGTGAAGCGAGCCGGACCGGTTGACGTTTTGAAACGGGTCAACCGGGCGTTTGAGCTGATCCCGTTTCACCGGCGCTACGTGGTGCGGGAAAAAATCATGAATCAATTCAAGTGTTGTGCGGACTCAGCCGAGACCGCGATTAGAAAAGCAAAAGAGCGGCTGGCGGTCATCGCGAACGAGTCGCGACAAGATCACCTGGCCCTCGCTCTGGAGCAAATCGAAGACACGATACGCGTAGCCGATCACTCCAACCGGCTTGCGGCGATCAAGCTGAAAATGGAATTGCTGGGGCTTGGAGCCCCAAAGCAGACGGAGGTTGCCGTGGCGGTGACCTCTTACGATCCGGCGGCACTCGCCGCGATGCGAGATCCTCAGCTGCGGGAAAAGGCCCTGCAATTGGAGGAAGAGATTTCAGAGTTTCACGAAAGGGAGGATTGATCATGGGCTTTGAAAAAACTCGGCAGAACCAAAAACAGGAACCGAAGAAGAAACGCCCACCCAAGCAACAGCAAATCGAGGGCACGTTTGATCCGCCGAACCCGGCGGTGTTGCAGGCGGCGGAGTTGTACGCCGAAACCCTGCACGCGCGGCAGGAGTTGCAAGTCACAGAGGCGACCCAGCGCGCCGATTTGGTGGCGCAGATGCAGGAGCATTCCGTAGAGGAGTGTGCAATCGATGGCTACGTAGTCAAGTTGAACCATCGCGGCGACACGATCAAGGTTGAGAAAATTAAGGACGCCGACGCATGATCAGTTTCACGGTCTACGGCAAGCCCCAATCGCGCGGGTCAAAAAACCCTCGCAATCTGAAATACAAGGATGGCCGGCTGGTCATGCGGCCCGGCACAACTTGGCCGGTGATCGTGACGGCGGACGATAACCCACAGTCGAAAGGGTGGATGGAAAAGGTTACAGCGGTGGCCCGGCTGGCGGTCGGTGATGACGCACTGATCGCCGGGCCGGTTTGCCTGGGGGTCCGATGCTTTTTTCGTCGCCCGAAGTGTCATTACCGGACCGGGCGATACAGCGCCATGTTGAAGGCATCGGCCCCCAGGTTTCATACTTCAAAACCGGACGCGTCGAAACTGATTCGCCCGATTGAAGACGCGCTGACTGGCGTTGTGTACGTTGACGATAGCCAAATCGTCGAATACGCGCCGGGGCCAATCAAGCAGTGGACCGAGGCTGAGGAGCGCGCCGAGATCACAGTCGACGCGCTCGAAGAACTGCCACTATTAACAGCCGCAGACGCGGCGGGAGGGAAGTGATGCCAGATCGACTTGAAGAAATTCGCCAGTCGTTTCAGGACGACGGCCGTGGAATTGACGACCTCGATGCGGAGTGGCTGCTGCAACATGCGCTGTGGTTGCGGGGCGAGATTCAACGGCAACCGCCACCGCCCGATTCGTACAACAGCGGCTATCGTGGATGCATGGGCGTTGCGACCGCGCTGATAGTGATCGGCGGCGGTGGGCTCCTGCTGTACGTGGTGATGATGGCCGGGGCTACCGTGCTCGACGCATTGAAGAACATGCCGTGAGTAACACCCTCCTACCATCGACGCTTGCCCGTGCTGCGCTGCCTGAGTGGCAATTCCCCGCGCACATTCAGGCGCTTCAGCGGGCGGTGCTGCAAACGCTGTACGATCCCGACAAGAACCGGCTTGTGATTGAAATCCCGGTGCGGCATGGGAAATCATTCTACTGTAGCTACATCCTCCCGTCGTGGTACATCATGACGCACCCGAACAAATCGGTTTGGGTCGTGTCATACGGTTCCGACTTCGCAACGGAGTGGTCTTCCAAGGTCCGGAGCCTCGTTGGGGAGTGGGGGCCGAAATTGACGGGCGTGCATCTTGATCCGAAGTACAAGCCCCGCGCTCACTTCAGACTCGCTCCGCCGCACACTGGCGACCTGCGCGGGCTGGGCATCTACGGCGGGATCGCCGGCAAGGGCGCGCACCTGATCGTCTGTGACGATCTGGTCAAGGAATTTGGCGAAGTCGCCACGGAGGAAGGGCGTGACAAGTTGTACAAACAGTTCCACGGGGAGCTGCTTGGGCGATTGGAGCCCGGTGGCAAAATCATCATGGTGATGAGCCGCCGCCATCCCGACGATCTATCGGGCAAGCTACTGGAGAGCAACGCCCACCTGGAGCCACGCGAGCAGTGGCACCGGCTGAAGTTCCCCGCGCTGAGTGACGATGGGGAGCGAGCGTTGTGGCCTGAACGATACGACGCCAAAAAGCTACGGGCGATCAAACGTGATCACGAGTTGGCCGGTACGGAGTGGCAATGGTACTCGCTCTATCAGCAAGATCCGTCGACGGCTGCCGAGTTGTGCGAGTGGCCCGCGAAATACTGGCAGGATCTTTACTACCACGAGTTGCCCGAATTCAAGCCGCGATTTCGGTTTCTCGCTCTAGATCCGGCGAAAGGCAAGAAGGCCAAGAAGGGCGACTACAGCGCGTTGCTTTACGGGCTGGTCGATCCGCAGGGCACTCTCTGGATTGATGACCCGATCCTAAAGCGCATCCCCACAACGCAGCTGGAGGAATTGGCGGCGGCGCAGGTGAAACAAAAGAACCCCGATGCGTTCGCAATCGAGACCAACAATTTTCAGGAATGTATCGCGCTGAACATCTACAAGCTGGCTCCGGCGGCGAAAATCTACCCTTACGAAAATACAGAAAACAAGGAAATCAGGATTCGCATGATCTTGACTCCGCTGCTTGCGCAGGGGCTGGTCAAAATCCGCGACACACCGCAGGGGCGAATCCTGGGGAATCAGTTACGGGATTTTCCACTCGGGTCACACGACGATGGCCCAGACGCACTGGCACTAATGCGTCGTCTCTGGTTGGATTTGCTTGGAACGACCGGGCAGCCGACCGGCGGTGACCAAAGGATCTACACGACATGAAACACGAAGCCGAAAAAATGAACGAGCCCCGGCGGCTCGATGCCCTGCGGACGCACAGTCACGATCGGTTTGATTGTCCGCTGAGTGAAATGGTGCCGTGGCCGAAACCGAAACCGGAGCCCGGCTTGTAGCCGGCGCTCCCACCGGCGCCCTTGCGTGGGGCGGGGCGCCGGGTTTTTACAGCTCTTTACAAGGAGAAGCGAGATGAGCAGGATCAGCACACGACTGGAAACGTTGACGCCAGACAAGGCCCAACGATGGCTTGACAACCGGGCGCCAAATCGCCCGCTGAGTAAACTCTACGCCAGAGAGTTGGCCAATTCAATCCAGGTGGGCGAGTGGGAGCGTAACGGGGCAACAATTGTGTTCAACAGCGACGGGAAAATGGAGGACGGGCAGCATCGGTGTTTGGCTGTGGTTATGGCTGGAAAATCGATTGACGTGATCGTCGTGAGAGGAGTTGCGGTCGGGTCGTTTGATTCGATCGACACAGGACGGGGAAGAACCGCCGCTCATCTTCTCGCCCGTGACGGTGAAAAACACTACGCAGTGCTAGCGTCTGCGCTTCGTTGGTTGAACCTGTACAACCATGGGACATTTCAAAGCAACGGTTCTGGATGGGCTCTCAAGCTCACCCGGCATCAGCTCCGACAATTGTTAGACACACATCCCGGCATACGGGACTTTTGT